TATCACCGGAGCGCAAGCGGCTTCGATTGCTGATGCGTTCATTGCCGCTAACGTTTGGGCCGGTAACCGTGCCGATATCGTCCGCGTCTGTGCATGGCGTGGCGACGGTGCTGGGGAGTTCCACGCTATGGCCCTAGGTCTCGCAACGGCTACGCCAGGCGACGCGGTTCTAGTCGGTAAGAACATAGTTGGTCAGGTAGAGTAATGACAGCCGCCCCTGGACGCAGCGCGAACTATACCGACAGACCTAATATGTCTGGGGGCGGTTATACACGTTCTATTAGAAACGGAAGCAACTACCTACCACCAAACGCGGACCCAGAAACTGGCTATGAAGAGACCATTCCGGGGTTCGTTGAAGACAACGGGCAAGGCTACCAAGGTTCAGGACAGCTAACCCACTCGTCTTCTAAGTCACCCATTCAAGTCTTCGCACGAGACGCGCTAGACGCTGGCAAAAGAGCTACCGTTGCTTTCCAAGTTGCGAACGACCCCAGCGTTCGAAGGGTTATGGTAGCAGAGAACCCGAACCCTACAGATGTTGAAGTCAACGGCACTACGCTCGAATACGATGAACTTTGGGATGGTGTGAAATGGTCTAGCATCCATGGTGGTAACACCTACAAAGACAGTCTAGAGATTCAGGACTTCGCAGGTCGCCGCGCTGAAGAAGGCAACATCTTCGAACGTTCATTCTTGACCAGACCTTCAGCCGGTTGTCGTATTGAACAGAGGTCCGACGGAATCCACACGATACGCAATCGCGATAACCGTTCGATGTTCGTCACACGTAACCTAGTTGGTTGGGATTCGAACGGCTCAGAGTTCGAACCTAACCTACCTTGTGAATCGGTACTTTCAGATGTTGGTGGGGGTTGGCAGCGCCTTACCTACCGAGCTGACATAACGAACGCAGTAGGGGACGGGGTTCTAGACCCAACGACTATAATTGACGAAAGCAGTGGCGGCTACGAGGACGGAGCCATTTATCAAACGGCCAACCACTTCAACTACGGTGGTGCGACATCTTCGAACGTAAACCCGACAGCGGGGAATATACGCCGAGCACTTTGGAAGTTGGACCCTAGCGTATTGCCCGAGGGGTCAATTTCTGCCGGTCGCTGGATTATTAGGGCCGGAGACACTAGCGGCTGGGCGAGCGCCGGTGACGTGGTTAACTGCCACGAACTACTGAAGTCCTACAACATGGGGACGGGCGCAGGCGTTGCAGCCACAAACAACGTCGACTGGACCCATACAGACCACGACGCATCCGCCACCTGGAGCAACGTGGGTGCGGACCACGCTGGAGTTGATAGAGCCGTAACCGCGTTCCTAGTAATCGACGTTTCCCTATGGACCGCCCCGGGCTTTCAGACGTTTTCCTTGCCGGTTGCCATGCTTAATGCCTTACGTGCCCAGACCGCTTACACTAATGGTTGGGTTGGTCGCGGTGTATGGGCCCCCACAAATAACTGGGTAACCAACAATATCGACCACCCAAACGCAGGTCTGCGCCCATCGGTCGAAGTCGATTGGGTTGCGGCTTACTACTATAACCACATCGTTAGAGGGGCCTTCTAATGTCTACGAGAGATATAAATCTTAACGAATCAACCGCTGCGCTTCGTAGGGTCTATTTCTTCTGTGTAGATGCTACAGACGGTCAAACACCAGAGACGGGCGAAGACACTGGCCAGCCGGAGATATCCACAAACGGCGGGGCCTTTACGTCTACCGGTATCGGTACGTTAAACACACTTGGCGATGGTTGGTACTACGCAGAGCTGACTCAAGCAGCTGTCAACGGTTCAATCAGGGACGCTATACAACCTAGGTACAAGAGCGCAAACACTCTAGAGGCGTTTGGAACTTTTGTGACTGTCGTAGCTGCTACCCCAGACGTAAACGTTGCTTCGATTACGGCCGGCGCTATCGCGGCTGCTTCGTTCGCTGCGAATGCTATTACGTCGACGGTCGTGGCTGATAATTTCATTACCGCAGCGAAGCTTGCTAGCAACGTTCTCACTTCAGCCAAGTTCGCAACTGACGCCCTAACTTCCGGTGCTGCTGCTACGTCATTCCTTAACGCTATCCGCGATGCAATCCTCAGCGACGCTACGCGGTTCAAAGGTGGTGACGTCGATAGAAAATTGAGTGTTGTAGAAAGCAACATCCGGGGAGTTGACGGAGACGACCTGAAAGACCTGAGTGATGAGATAGCAACGCGCGCAGCGCCTTCAGACGTACAGGTATGGGAGAGTGCACCGGCATGACGAACACGAAGAAAGAAGGTTTTTGGAAAGCTCTAGCGCTCATCTCTGTTGTGTTAACAACGTTGCTTGGGTTCTCTGCCTTTACAGGTCTTCCGACGTTGAAAGACTTAGCAACGAAGACTGACGTTCAGACGGCTGTTGCCGAAGAGGGTGCGAAGCTTGAAGCACATAAGACCGTCGAGATAGAGCAGCACAAGAATATGATGCAAGCCATTACGACAAACCAAGAAGCTATCAAGGCTGTTCAAGAGGAACAGAAGGAGCAGCGAGAACAGGACCGCGAACAGATGAAAAAGCTTTATGAGGTACAGTTGCGCACGTTGCGTACTGTCAAACAGGGTACGCCCTAGGAGGTTGGTCATGGAAGTAGAAGGAAAGATGGTTACGCTCAAAGCCGAACAGCCGAAGCCCGGTTACAAAACAACTGAGTTTTGGTTGACGCTTCTAGCACAACTCTTGGCTATGGTCGTTGCAAGTGGACTGCTCGGCATTACTGAAACAGAGGCCGACGACAAAGTTGTCGCAGGTATCATTTCGATTTTGTCCTTCCTCGGCTATACCGCCTCCCGTACGGTAACTAAGGTTGCCGATATCAAGGGTAAAGCTATTGCCCTAGCCGCGAAGAACTCTCCAGCGGTGCGTATCGAGAGCTTTACTGAAAACCCTTAGAAGGGGTCTACGCAAAATTGGACAACGCAGAAACGTCTTTGGTCCCGGGTTCCGGGACCTTAGACTTTGTTGCGGGTGCCGATAAGCGTGGACCCAGAATGTCGTTGGACCTCGAGGCGCGCGTGTCGCGTGCGTTATCAATCACGGGTTCTGCTTGGACATCGTACGATGCAACCTGGAAAGATTGGAACGCGGGGGCTGTCGCGGGGGTAAGATACAGATGGTGAAAGAACCACTCATTGGTGGACTCGTCCACCGTAATTCGCCGAACTGTTCCGGTCGTGACGGGTACGAACCTGAGACAACTGTTATCCATTATGACGCGGGTTCTGACGGGAGACGTAACGCCGGTTGGCTTTGTACGCCCAAGGCTAAACGGTCGTCGCACTTCTACGTGTTCCGTGATGGACTACAAGCGCAGCTCGTACGTCTCGACAAAGCTGCTTGGCACGCAGGAGCATCTGAATGGACGTACCGCGGAGAGACCTGTTCGAACGTCAACCGATTCTCTATCGGTATCGAGCTAGCGAACCTCGGAATGCTGACTAGGGACGTCGGAGGGTTCTGGTACGAGGTAGCAGGTCGGTTATATCGCTACGACGGCCCTAGGCCTATTTCTGCGGCGCTAGAGTACGATGACGGGCGTCGTATCGTAGGCTACTGGGAGCCGTTTCCAGAGGCGCAACTAGCGGGTCTGGAGGAGCTTCTAGCGAAGCTCTCTGAGGCAGGGTATCTGGTCGACCTCGTAGGACACGAGGAGGTAGGAATGCCGTTCGGTAGGAAGATGGACCCTGGACCGCTATTCCCGTGGGAGCGTTTCCTTGCGTACAGGTCTAAGCCTCGCAGGACAACATCCAGTCTGGTGGGTTTCGCGACAAATGATTCCTAGCGCTACAGTCTTGCCCAGGTAGGTGAGCGTGACACGACGCGAGCGGTAATCCACTGTTACAAACTCGCGTCGTGTCAAAGCACCCATCAGATTCCAATTGATATCTTCAACCACACGCGACTGACCTCTATAGAGCCGTTTCAATTCTCGCTCCGCAGCGCGAGAGATTTCGCCGCGTTGAGACATTAGCAACGCCAGTACGTGAGGTTTCCGTAATCTGGAATCTCAGGATTGTCGTCGTGGTCGGAAGGTGCGGGCGGTCTTTCTCCGCCCTGTTTAACATGTTGCACCTCCGTCCTCAAACGCTCAGAGAACCAAAGTCTCCGGTCGTCGCTTCTTTTCCAAAGCTCCCTTGGACACGGTTCTCCGCCGTACATCTCAATGAATACGATACGCCTACATGACGTGTTGAGCAATAGCTTGGTACACGTAATGCATGGAGATACCGTAACGTAACACGTGTGAATCCTCTGAGTATCCTGACATTGGAGCAGCGCGTTCTGTTCTGCATGGATAGCCTCACAGTTGTCGAGGTCCTCCCCCGTCTTCGCGTTAGCTCCTTTGCAGGGATGTCCTTCAGTGCAGTGTGGAAGTCCTGTGGCAACCCCGTTGTACCCCGTCGCTAGGATTCGACCATGTTTGTCTGTTAGAACACAACCGACCCGTCGACGCACACACGTAGCACGCATCGCCACAACCTCAGCGATACGGAGCGCCCACTCTTCGCGCGTCATTCTCATGGTACGCACCTCCACATGTCTGGCGAAAGTCTTTGCCCTTCGCGTACAGCTAGGAGTGACCGTTGGATGTAATCGAACCGCCCATACTTGATAATCTCGTTTGGCACGGGTTCGATATCCTGCGGGACGGGCTTGAACAGAATGTCTTTTGCTTTCTGCCAGTCCTTCATATAGAGGTGCGAAGACGTTGGAGAAATCGTCAACGTTCCTGGAAGCACCGTTCCATGCCTATAACCCTGGACATAGATTCGACGTTCATTGTATTCGCACGCTACGCGTAAACCTACGCAGGCGAATGAAAACATGTCGTAAGGAATTCCAAGCCACGTATCTGAGGACCTCATATAGACGTGTTGGTTGAGGAGCCCATTACGTATCGTGAAGGACATCGAGACAGTACATGGAATGTCTTTCGACGGTTGCGGGTTTCTCTCCCAAATTGTCAAGACTGCTTGACGCGTGTCCTTATCTTCTAAAAGTTTACTGACGACGTAGTTGAGTTGTGGAATTATCTTCGGACCGTACGCTCCCGCGAGCGTCTCGCCGTCGTCAGAGAACTTCGCCATCCGTTTGATGAAACGTGTCAACGGTTCCAGTCTGTTATCTCCTCCCAAAATCCACAGAGCTTCAGCGCACATGAATCGATAGTTGAGTTTCCTATCCGGTGTCGTTACAACCGGACTATTCATATCGATGTGGATATTCGTATCTTGAAGAATCTCCAACGTATCCTGACTGCGCGGAGAGGTCTCGCGACCATGTTCTATGATACGTGCAAGTTGGTTTCTCCAGGCCTCGTCTCCAACCAGGGCTCTCATTACCTATTACCCCCTAGCGCTTTCAACGTACGCACTTTCAAAATTGCTTTGATGAGTTTGTAACCCTTGTTCATCCCGAATTTACGGGCGTGTTGAGGGTGGTTAACCATCATGAAAGGGTACTCAGTATCAGCTAACAGCAACGCTGCGTCCCGCCCAAGTGCGAAGACGTGTTCACGCGGAGCTGTATCCAAAAGTTCTTCCACGTGTTCGAGGCAGTTGTTCTCTGTGGAAATCCACAGAAGTTCGTGCTCCTTGATTTTCGCAGCTTGCAGGCGAGAGGTAATCCAAGCGGCGCTACACTTTCCGCCGAAAGATACGAACGGCGCTTTGAACAGTGAGTCATGCTCTCGCGTAGCTTCAACGCTATCTCCAACGATAACGAACGGAGCATCAAGGTTTCCTCCCGTAACGTCGCGCACTGGGTGCGTAGGATGAGTGCCGCGCAACTCCTTGAGGTCTGTTTCTGAGTTCGTTTCGTAATCGTAAAGGTGCGTTTGGAGGTCAGTAAATTCTCCTGATTCGTGCGCCTCCTCGTATCCAAGATAAACAGCCCGAAGGTGGTCTTCAGTATCCAGGTATTCTCCACCAAGGTTTCTACGCGCGTTGAAGTTTGAAACGCATCTATTGATTCCGGGAAGGCAGAGGACAACCTGAGCTTCACACTTCATCGCTACACGTTCCAACATTCGTCGACGCCACGCACGAATCCTATCCGCGCCGTCACGATACACGGCTCCGTAGATTCCCTCACTCAACCATGAACGGTCGAGTACCACGTCCTGATACCCGTACAACGCTGGAAGCATAGCCTCGATGTAGAGACGGGCAAGACATCGGTTGACGCCGGTAAACGGACCTAGATGAACGTAGCGTGCGCCTATAACGTCGGCGTAGTACGCAGCTGCTGTCGTCTTACCGCTTCCGTCAGGACCTTCAAAGATAGTGACCGTTTTGCAGAACTCACCCATTGTCTTCCTCCCACCCCGCGGACTTCAAAATTCCACTGACGTCCGGTGGTTTCCAACCTTCTGGTTTCTGAACATCAATCTTCGCGCGGTCCGTTGTCTTTCGGACCTTCGCCATATTTGTTTGATGAACCTCTGTCCACAACTCTTCCCACGGAAGACCCATCATAACAGCGGTTCCTTTGATGACGTATGCGAGGTCGATGAGGGCATCCGCGATTTCAACAACGTCGCGTTGTTGAAACGCCTTGAACAACTCATCCGCTTCCTCATCAATGAGATACATTCTCTCCTTGTTTCGCTCATCGACAAGTAACGTTGGTTTCCTACTCGTCTCAACGCCGAAACGCGCGTTGAACGCACGGAGGTCTCGACACTCTTTGTCTTGGTAACTCATAGGTCAATCCTTTCCTCGATGATGTTCGACATCTTTCTGAAGTCACAGAGCATGACGCATCGTTCGCGTTTTGGTATCCGCGAACCTGTCTTGATACCCGTCGCGACAGCCGTCCCAATCCACTTGCCGACGGCAGGAAGGACTCCGCGGCCGAGGAGATGGGTATTGTCAACGAGGTTGGACGCTGTACGCTTCCATGTTTTCGGAGCGCCAGCAAGTGCAAGACCTTCGTTCCACGTCGTATACCGTGGAAGCGTTGGGTGATAGGTAAACGTATTCTTGATAAACACAGGGCACGTCTTATCGTTAGCCAGACGGCGTGCCAAGAATGACGGTTTCATTCCAGGTGTAATATCAATCCGCTTACGTTCTTTGTCCGTCATCTTGTTGGAGTAATGAGCGGATAGCGGACCGCCTTCTTTGCCTACCGCTGAGTAAAGAGACCATTCTTTTGGAGAGATGTCGCACCCTACAGTGCTTCCTGGACTTACGCCCTTGAGAACTTCGCGCACCGTTGGATGCTTTAGCTTGAACCGCGGGAATACGATTGGATATCTGTGGGCGATGAACAACATACGTCGACGGTTTTGCGGAGCGCCGAGGTAGAGGTTGTTCTGGAGAAGAACTGTGACGCTATACCCGTGACTGAGACACTCCTCGGCGCGCGAAAGAACGAAGTCCTGTCCACGACGCCACGCCTCGGTAACGCTTTCCCAGACCCACGTATCAGCACGCATTTCAAACGCAGCATTCATGAGGTCGATAATCCACTCAGGCCTATCGTCCTTCGCCTCGCCTTTTCGGAAGCGCGACCCGTGACCGGCGTTCGACCACGGAGCACATGGTGGGTTAGTAAAGAACAAATGTGGACGCTCCTTGCGTCGAAGCTTTGACAGGTCCCAGTTCTCCTTTCCAATCCGAACGTCGTGGGATTTGAAGTTAGCCTTGTACATCTCAATCCCATAATCCGTATGGGCAAGATGTGTATCGACTCTGAATCCAGCACGTCGGATTCCGTAGGCGAAAAGTCCTGCGAATACGTCACCAGCTACAGCGTACATGTTGGTCCTCCTTTAGGAACACGAAACGTCGCGAATGATTTTTGAGAATTCTTTGGTCCACTTTGTGGAACTGGAATGAACCTTCCGCCGAAGGTTCCTAATAGCCTCACCGTGGAATACATCTCCACAATCGCCTATCGCCTTTACGCGCCACAGAACATTACGTGACTGTTGAGGGAACAGCGGGGCGAAGATACAGGCAAGCGTGTTCGAATCGTAGTATGCGCTCAACGCATCAAAGACTCCACGCACACCTGTAAAGCTACTGAGTTCATCTTTGTAATCCCTCTGTGAGGCGAACGTTCCCCACTTACCGACGACCGCAAAGCCCGCCAAGATGAGCATCGCATACATCGCTTCGAACGACATCTCATTGACGTGGTTCCCAGCAGCTCCGACGCGAGGGTCGTATACGGGCGTGGAGATGAACGCCGTTCCTGTACTTCTCAGTGACTGGCGTAGGCGTTTGAGAATCTGATATGCGTGGAACGGTTCGACGTGTTCAACGACTTCGAAGCAGACTCCAACGTTAAACTTCTTTCGCGGCAGTTTCGCCTCCACGAAGTCCGTCCGCTCAATGAGCTTCATATTAAAGTTCTTCGGCTTATCTGGCATCGAGTCTGGCCAGTCCACTTTTCCATAATCCACACCCGTATAGGTTCCCGTCTTATGCGTCATCCTCATTGAATACATGAGACGAGCAAGTGGAGTCTCTCTTCCACAACCTACGTCGAGTAGGTGTGAATGTTGGTACCTACGTTGTTGATTCATGAACTTCGCTACATGCGAATAGCGAAGACAATGGGCGAGGTAGTCTCTGTGGATGTAACCACGGATGGACGTATGCTTTGCCAGTGGTAGGTGGGTCGTGTCGACGGACTTTCCAGCTTTGTTCATTTTCTACTCCTCAGCAAAAGGACGGGCGAGGTAGTTAGCCCCGCCCGTCACTCTCTAATACCAGCCTGTGAACTTCTACTTCTTCGCCTTCGGTGGGTTCTTCCCCATCTTTGTGAGTTGATTGCGGTACCAGGAGACGTAGCTACGCTTCTTTTCGTCCAGCCCGTACTTCTTCTGGACGCGCTCAAAAATCTGGTCGTCCGTGAGCTTGCCCTGCATGATGAGTTCGCGAAACATACTGGACGCAGAGTCTTTCGCCTGGCGTGGGGCAGAAGCCTTCTTTGCTTCCTTCGCGCCCTTCACACGGGCCGTACGAGACTGACCCTTTGCAGCACTCTTCTTCACTGGCTTCTTCTTCGTCATCTCCAACTCCTTCTTTGAAACGTTGACCAACGTGGTCAACTTATCCATCACCTCGTCGTCAGCGCCCATCACAGTGGCGAATTCCACGTAGAGGACAGCAGCTCTGCCGACGGGGTAATCCTCAACCTTTTTGTAAACCTCATCAAAATCTTTCGACGGCCAGGTCTCAAGTGTGAAACCATTCTCTGAATGGCACGTGAACGTTACTTGTCCGGCCGTTCTGTGAAAAGCAATACACGTGCGTTGTTCGTGGTCTATTGCAACGAACGCCTTTTTGCGGGCTTCTGCCTGAGCTTCTGTTGGCTTCGGTACATCGACGTGGTGGGTGAAGGTCTTCGTAACTGTCGCCGGTAGACCACTCCTTTTCTTCACAACCTTTTGGCTACGAATAACCGGTTCAGGTTGTTTCTTCACAGCAACACGTTTCTTCGACACCTTCTTCGACACCTTCTTCGACACCTTCTTCGACACCTTCTTGCGCATAGTCTTCTTTGCCATAGCTAACTCCTCAGCTGTTAGAGATACCCTCCGGATAGCAAATGAACTGACCTTAGAGAACCCTTGAACTACGATATTTTTTAAGCGCCGACATGAGCGCGTCCTGCCGTCGTTGCTTAGAGCGTAACGCTTTGATGACGACTTCATCAAGAGTGTTGTGCGCGATGATTCGATGGACTATTGTCCTAGAGGCTTTCGTCCCCTGTCTCCACACGCGTCGGATAAATTGGTCGTATAGTTCGAAGTCCCACGTGGGCGAGTACCAGCAGACGTGGCTACATGATGAACCTTGAAGATTCAATCCATGTCCGGCCGCGGCTGGATGGGCGCATAGTACGGGAATCTTCCCGTCATTCCATTTGTCGACAACGCGTATTAGTTCACGGTCTCCCATACTCCCACTGATTGCCGGTGTATTCTTACCCAACGCCTCGCGGATTCTTTCAAGGTCGTGTTGGAATTCATATCCGACCAGTAACGGCGCGCCTTGAAGTTCATCAACGAGGTCGACAAGAGCCTCTGTCTTTTCATTGTGGATAAATCGTGTAACGCGTTTCTTGTTACTGCGTTCAACGTATATTCCACCAGATGCAACCTGCCTACATTTACCGCTAGCAACTGCTGCATTGGCTGCAACTACCACATCCTTATCATAGAGTGCGAAGAAGTCCTCCTCAATCTGACGGTACAGCGTTCCAGCTTTACTGGGCAACGTGACGTAGATGTCTCGTTCTACTAGCTGGGGAAGGTCTAGGTGGTCTTCAGCTTTCATTGACAAGGCTAGGTCTTTGAGCTTCTTGTAAATCCGTTTCTCTGCCCCGTCCTGCAGCGCATACTGATACCCACCGAAACCAGTTGGATAGAAATACTGATACCTATAGTGGGTAATATATTGGCCGAGTCGACGACCTTTATCCAGGACGTACACCTGCCCGAATAAATCAATCAGTCCATTAGACGCTGGAGAACCTGTTAAGCCCCACCGGCGTGGGAAACACCCAAGCCACTTCTTGAACGCTTTGAATCTCATCGTCCGCGGATGTTTGAACTTCGAAAGCTCATCGATGACAACAAGCTTAACGCCGCGTTTGATGAGCTTCCGAACACGCTTAGGTTCACAAAGCCACCGAAGCCCATCATGGTTGATGACATAGATATCAGCATCCTCTTCCAGCGCGCCTTCTTTATTCGGACCATGGAGTAACGATACGGTAAGATGTCTGAAGTCTTTCCATTTGCCTATCTCACCGCGATGACTCCATACCAAATAGCACGGACGCTTCGGCGCGATGACCAACATCTTCCCTGCGACGCCCGCTTTCTTTAGGGCGAGGAACGCACGTAGTGTAGCAGCAGTCTTGCCAAGACCAGGGTCGAGGAAGAGCGCCGCTTCAGCTCTCTTAACGAGCCACGTGACCGCTTTACGTTGGTACGCGTGCGGTTGCCATGATTTGTCTGACGTAGAGCATAGCTGAGGATACACGGTCGAATGTTCGAACCTCATACCCAAGCTCTCTAAGTACGTCATGACGATATCGTTGCAGTGTTCCAAGGTCCTCTCCAGGTCTCTTGAACTCTATGAATAGCGGACGACCTCCGGGGATGAGGAGCAACCTGTCAGGCCAGCCGGCGTTGTGTCTAAGTTCAAGTTTTAGTGTCTCAATATTGAACTCCTCCCTCACGCGGTCAACGAACTTTCGCTCAATCGTTGATTCTAAAATTTGCACGGTCCGCCTTCCTCCTTCGAGAACTTACACCACTTGCATAGGTAACATGGCTTAGGCTTGAACGTCGTGTCGTTCATCATGGGTTTGATTCGCTTCAGCCATTTCTTTTTGAGACTGTCTAGTTCATGACGCGCAAAGTTCTTCGCGTCAATCACACCCTCGTCCAAATACCAGAAGCTTGCGTTGACGGTTTCCACAAACGGGTATTTGCAGAATATGGCAATAGCGTACAACTCTAACTGGTCGACGTTCTCAGGACGCTGCCTTCCTGTTTTGTGGTCTTTGACTTCAGCAAATACCCCGTTCACCTCAAGCACGTCAATCTTCGCGCGCAGCCACGCGAAGTCGTCGAACCAATCAACGCAGCCCCACTTGTCGTCGACCGCAATCTGCGCCTCAAGTTCTACAAAGTGGTTCTTGCCTTTTCTTCGGTGGTAGGCCTTTCGAAGTTCTTTGAACTCATCCTCAAAGCGCCACAACGCTTCTGGAATTTTTCTCGGTACACGAGACGCTTTGACATAGTTCTCAGCTAGCTCGTGGATATCACTACCGCGCTTCATCGCAGGTGCCTGAGGTTCTTTTTTCTTGAGAACGTACAGGCAGAACGCACGGAAGGCACACTTCTCATACGTCGTCAATCGAGAGTAGCTCCACGCTGAGATTTTGTTTAGGCGTCGGACCGGCATTTCAACTTTCCTTTCACATCATAATCACGAAGTTCGTGCCACGATTTTGATGACCATGTTCCTTCACTCAACATCGGAACATCGAAGTCGACGTCTTCCATACATGACTTCAAAAGTTCCATGCATTCCCTACGCTCTTCGCGCGGGACAGATACTAGCGTCTCATCATGCACGGTAAGAAGCGCATGATGATGTTTTGGTTTCCGCTCACAGTATCTGATAAATGCCTCTTTGGTACAATCAGCTGCACTTCCCTGGATAAGAAGATTGAGCATCTTGTATCCGTAATCTCGCATACGACCATCGACCCACCGTGGTGGCTCACAGTGGTATAGACGTCCTCCCCAAGTTCGAAGTGGTTCATCTTGCCGCGCTCTCCGTTTGAGGTCATCGTCAAGGCTCCTGAGTCCTGGAAAAATTGAAAGGTATGCACGACGGAGTTTTTGTGCTTGTTCGACAGTGGAGTTGGTTTGCTCTGCTAGCTTTCCTAAACCCATCCCGTAGATGATTCCAAAGCCTGTATTCTTTACGGGCTTCCGCTTGTAGTTAGTACCAAGCATCCCATTGATGAGCTTCTGCGCGTGGTCGTGAACGTCTAACCAAGGGTCTTTGATGTACGCGTCTCTTAATACTCCGTCCTCAAAGTGCCCTAAGATTCTGAGTTCCTGCTGTGAATAGTCACGGTCACAGAGTACCCAACCGCGTTCTGTTGGAATGATGTACTGACGCACGCGTGGTAGTTGTGGAAGCTGTATCGGTGTGGGTGGTAAACCCTTCTCCTCTGACTTGAAGAGTGGGTCGTACCTCACAGGTATATTCTGAAAGTTCGGTGTGCTTGTGAGCCTACCTGTTCTTGCGCCGACTCCACCACCCTTGCGTTCAGTCCTCGTCGTGTGCCAGGTTGTGTAGATAAACCCATTGGAGTCGAGCGCCGTCTCAAGCCACGGCATCATGAAGGTACGAAGACACGTCCTGAGTTGTGAACGGTAACGCAGTGTTGCGTGGACTTGCTTATCTATGACGCCACGTGCAAGCGCTTCTTTGTTCGTTTGTATTTCACCGCTGGATGTAATGCCAAGAAGTTCACGCGACGCTGCGCCTGAGGATAACAATGCGGCAGCTAGTTCACGACTTGAATCAATGTTGAGGTCTTTACATTTGAGTCTTAGCCTCAGCCAACCATCAACGCGTATAAGCGTCTTCTCACCCTGTTCGATATCGCGTGTGAGTCTTTTGACATCAACACGGATACCTCTTCGCTCTGCCTCCATGATATGCGGAAGGAGTCTTCGCTCCCTGGTATAGGCTTCTAAAGAACGTTCGTCGAGGCGGCTGAAAACCTTTCTGAAGATATCTCTTGCAAGGAGCGTATCCTCACACGCATACGGTCCGCTGATATGCGGTGGCGCCCATGCCACGTATGCACCAGCGTAGTGCTTTCCCTTCTGCTTGTCGGAAAGTTTGATGTCTGGGACTGGCTGATGTTGTACGAGCCAATCAACCAAAGCGTCTCGTTCGTCAGGTTCTCGACCTAGTATCCGTTCACCAGATGGCTTTAGTGAGAACGTGGGCGCGCGTGGTTCATCGATGAACATAAGAGGTAACGTGTCGTATATACGTTCCCACCCTGGAAGCTTGAGCTGAAACTCTTCCTCTATGATTGAGAGGTCAAACTTCGCGTTCTGAAAGATGAGTGGTCGGCCGCTGTCGATGAGTTCACCGAGGTGTTGACGCGCAGCACACCACGTAGAATTATTCCCTGAGAGATGACCCCACGCAAGGTATTTTGCCCGTTGTCCTGGAATCCACGTAGCCACGCCGACCGCCTTTGGGGGGTAAAGGGGTCGTTGGCGAATAGGTAAAGATTCGAAGTCAACGACGGCGGCTGTCCTGCAGGGGTCATCTCTCATAGGAATCCTCTCAATACTTGCTGCGTCGTGAGGTCGTCTTCTTGCTTCCTCGGCGTGACGTCTTCTTCCCACGCTTCTTCGGTTGAACCTCCTCCTCACGTTGTTGGTATGGGAATCCTATGACGTCACGCTGCGCATCGTGTAGCTCCATCACCACAGGAAGCGCAGCGTTTGGCACAGGTCCCAAGTCTTCGAAGACCAACTTGAACATTGTCTTCGAATCATCAACCAGTGAAATCTTGGTGAAGACTGCATGCGGCGGTCGTTTGATGACCGACGCCAGCTTCTTCACATATGCGCCGAATGAATTGATGCTCGTTGGCGGGAGTCCTAGGTACGCAACCGTTTGCGACTTCAGTTCTTCTGCGTCGAACGCATCAAAGGAACCATCTCGTTTGAGCGTGCCGCATGGGATAAGAGCGAGCCTACGACGATTGCGACATGCTTTTCCACGCCCCCTATCTGCGCTTCCAAATTTGTTATTCGGGCACTCAGCGCAGCTTTCGTCAACGGGGGCTGGAGCGTCTTCGTGAGGAGACATCTCACCTTCACTTCGTCCGAAGGCAAAACAGGAAGGAGACTGAACATCATCCGCATTGAACTCATCCTCGTAATGCGTATTCTCAAGGATAGAGTCCACGATGATACACGCGATTTCATTGTTTGGGATTGGCGCCTCGTCCAGCGAAAGCTTCCCTCCACGTAGTGAGAAGAATTGTCCACCTCCAGTAGACGCTTCTTGTTCAGCAGCCGCCGCTGCTTGTTGCGCTAGCTTCTCATCCCACTTAGCTAGTGCTGTGGTCTTGTTCTCTTTACCCTTACGCGTTGCCATGTTCCGCTCCTCTTAGCATTTTGTCAGCGACACGCTGACTGTCGTGAATGGTTCGACTCCAGGAACCTTCTTCCCAGATTCGATTCTTTCTCTCCATGCTGCACTGTTCATACTTCTACCGAGTAAGTCCCAGCTCTTCGTTTGGCTAATATACCGGTAGACCTTCTTCCAATCCTTTACGGCGGGAACATCTTTGGTGTTGACCGTCGCACGCGCCAACTTGCCCGCTACTCCTGTGGCGTTGCTCTTCTTAATGTTCTTGATTAGATGTTCTGTGAGTTGCGCCTCCTGTTCTTTGAGTTCCTTGACTTTGTTTTGAAGTTCAAGTCTTTCAGCCCTCAGCGTGTACGCTTTGTCTACGCACGCACCAAGCGTCTTGGGAAACTTCACCGTTTGTTTTCTTCCAACCATTTCTTTGTCTCCTCAGCAAATACAACGCTCACTTCGAAGCGCCGCCGTTGTCCCAGATATGTCGACATCCTCCACTGACTCTCTACTCGTTCGCACCGCTCAGTCCAGTGTCGTTCGCACAGATACCCGTCGAGGTACTGAACAGACACTGGTTGACGACAATGCTTTATGCTGCACTTGTCTGACACGTTGAACTCCGTTAGATGATGAGTTCGCTGATTTCATTTCGAAGCTTCTTGAGTTCATCACACACAACGCAGTCCTCGATTTCACCGCATGTCTTTGGCGCCCGGCAGATGTGTTCTGCTACGTGGTGAATTTCGAAGAACTCATCAACCGCTGATAGCGCTCTCTTCAACCGTTCAAATTTTTGATTCACGTTCACCACGTCTGACGTCTTGGCTTGAAGTTCTGCTGCGCGAGCTGCCGCGTGACAAGCGTCACAGCCCCATCGCAGCTGACCGTCTTCAGCATGGTTATGTTTCATCTTCACATCGTTCATCTGTTTCTCCTCTCGGTAATCGTTGCTCCTCAGAGAGGTTGTAAGACCAAACAGATACTTGCGTAAATCGTTGAAGCGAAAAAAAAAAGGCTCCCCGAAGGGAGCCTTTGAAGTTCGACCGAAGTCGATATTAGCGTGAAGTCTTGAGCGTTGACCTCACAATGGAACGTCGTTTGATTCGACGCGTATTCCCTGAAATCTCACAAGCGAACATATCGCCAGAACACGCTACTTCCCACACGCGATGACGCATGGACTGGATAGGTCGGCGTCGACCGAACCCACCCGTCATCGTTTCGAAACCGAGTTTCTCTAAGCGTTCACAAACTGCCGTCGGTGACGTCACAGCTTTGGAACCGCTACGAAAGTAGTACGGGTCCTGGGCTTCGAGGTTGTCCAGGATAGCATCATTGATATCGGACGGATAAAGAACTTTATTCATCGCTGTCTCCTTAGCTACGCGGATAGGCTTGGGCTTTGGTTAGCTCACCGTCGCGAACCATCTTCGACCGATACCAAGACGGGTAATGCTTCTTCGTCTCGCCGATAGCGAACTCTTCGTCCAACGCTTTCCAGATTTGCGCGTTCGTCTGACCCTGACGGATAAGCTCTCGTGCGACAGAGGAGACCGTACGGCGTGAAGACTTCTCTTCCTTCTTGGTCGTCTTCTTCGCGGCGGTCTTCTTAGTCGTCTTCTTGGACGTCTTCTTCGCGGCGGTCTTCTTAGTAGTGGTCTTCTTCGCGGCGGTCTTCTTAGTAGTGGTCTTCTTCGACATCTTGAACTCCTCAGCAAAGTTGGTACCTTAATTGATACCAACGTACAGTATGCGCAGGAGTTGGACCAAATGTAAACAAAATTGAGAGGGAGCGGAGAGCCTGGTTTATCAAGTCTTTCCGCTCCCTCCACAGACGGGACACGCCTCGTCCACCGCTAACCACCCTCTGGCACGACGGACTCGACCAGTCCCTTCACACTCCTCACACCGCGCGTCTCGTTCCTTTAGACGCACGAGGAGTTTCTCATACTCTTGCCGTAACGCTATGAACTCATCAACATCTCCGCCTATGTCTGGATGAGCTGACGCTACAAGGCTGCGGAAAGCAGTCTTTAGTTCAGCGGCGTTCGCGCAAGCGCGGAGGCGTTCAAGAGGGGTCATTACTATCTAAACACGGAGTCGAAGATTCTAAGCATCAGCCCAACGATTCCAACACTGATACCAATAGTGAAACTTACTACGATTCCGTATCCAATGATTCCTCCTGAGAACCAAAGAAGTTCTATCAGTCTGCGACGTGACTCTTCATTGGGTTCTAACATCTCACGCCTCCGGTGTGCTTGGGTCTATGAACTGCGCGAAGAGGTAATCAGGAATCCCATCCATCTCTCCACGTTCAAACGCAAAGCTCAGTCCCATCTTCAGACCACGTTGCGCGTACTCCTTCAATCGTTCGATGAGTTCTTCAGCAAGCTCAAGCTTTCGTTTGAAGTGTTGCCAATCTCTAACAGCACCGTCTGCGAATGCTTCAGACGCGCGAAGCCTCTGTTCAAGGTCTCTCACCCTGGCCTCGAGGGCAGTCAACGTTTGAAGATGGTCGTCAACCATTTTGTCAAGTAACTCTTGGTTCATCTCAGACCTCTTTGCAGTGTTCGCAGACGAACGCCCATCGACCAGACCATCTGTCATGTTCAATGAACCGTAGTTCGACACGCTCTCCTCTTCCCAATGACCCAGCACGTGCGCTGCACAGCGGCCAGTCATACGTCTCAACGCTGCGTAGCAATCGTGACTGCTCTGCTAGCGCACGCTCTTTGAGAAGGATGTCCGCGTACGTAGCAGAGCGTTGAGGTCTACCTTCACGATAGTACGGTTTCGCGGGGTTGACTCTTACTTCATTGCCGATGAATTGTGGGATGTGGTACTTACAGCGGTGTGGGTTTGTCTGTACTCCGAAGAAGACCCGTGCCTCTTTGACTTGCTTCTTTACGTCTTGCACTACACATCGGCAATTGACGCTCTCCGGAGGATACATCGTAACTTTTGGCGACGCGTCCCTAGACGAGGGAAGCAGTTCGAATTTGTACCACTCTGGTAATACGACTCCAGTGGGAAACTCAATCCTCCCATCCTTGATGATACCAGCCATCTGTTCAGCGTATTTATCAGCGATTGAACGCGCTGTGATTTTTATCTGGGGCGGCGTCTGCGGTTCTTTAGTCCACGCTATGTCAGAACCTTTCTTTCCACACGCACGAACAGCGGCGATGAAAAATTCCCTGTACGCGTTGGCCGTCTTGTCCGGTTTCTTTGCAAGAACATCCTTGAGTTTGAACGTACAGGTACAGACCCCGCCGTCAACTTGGATAGTGCAGCTATCACGAAGAAGGTGGACTGAATATCTTTGTTTGGTAGGAAAAGGGAACACTGGTTGTGGGTCTTTAATGACTCTAGTTCCAGTGGCTTTGATTGCCGCGATGAAGTGGTCGTGGAAGTGAGACTCTAGACAATGAATATGAAGGTCATCTAGGTCCACTTGAGGTATCTTCGCACACCCACGCCTGCCGGTTATCTCTTCTACAAGAGTTTCAACGCCGTGGAGAACTCGCGCAGAGAAGCGTTTCTCCCCAACCTGAACCTCTCTGACGTATAGGTCACCGATGTTCATGGTAGTTTCCCGTTGATAGTAAGACGACAGCCGAGACACTTCGTGTGTTCGCTCTTCGCGCGTTTTGGAAATGACTGAGCGTATCCAAAACCCTTGTCGTCCTGAATGAAACAGTCGTAGTGGAACCATCGACCGTCTCGACTCTCAGCCCCTGACGTGGCGAAAACAAATTCAGGTTTCTTTGCGTCTAGGATTTCAGCTTGCTGATTCATGGTTCACCTCTTGCCGCACGTTGCGCTTGAATGACTTCACGGTTGTGTTCATGGGGCGTGATGATGAGACGCTTCTCTGGGAACTTCGCTGCAAGCGGTCCGTCACAGTGGGGGCAGTTAATGTGTATCCCGCGTTGAAGAGACACGATGACGTTTGGGTCTGCGGGACGGCTGATTGAGACTTGACAGTGTCCACAGATGAAAGCGACGTACGCCTTCTGTTCAATCATGGCGGTAGCTTCAAGTCTCTCACGCGGTGGGGGTGGATTCGTATTCGGTACTGGAAGACCTGGGAGTGTCTTCGCTATGTCCTCCTGGTGCTGATTGATAACGTTCGCCGCATTGTTCTGCGTCTTACGCTTCGCGGCTTGCGCACGCTTCCGTCTGCTCTGCCTGACTTCTTTCCGTGTCATGTTTCGCTCCTCAGTTTTGGAACTTGTCTGTTCCAGTGATTCCTAAACACTGTGCGTTGACGACGTTCACTTGACCCTTGTCTTTGATGATGATTGAAACCCCGCTAGCACGTCTCTTCACCTTGAGCTTGAGATGCGCAGCTGCGTCCTTGACGCGCTTCACCATCTTCGTCACGCCCTCCTCATCGTCAACAACTATCGCCACCTTTTGATTGAATAGCGACGCACGTTGAACAGCTGCGATAGCTGCCATCTGCTTCTGTCCTTCAGTTAGTTTCGCCATGCCCCTCTCCTAGTATTTACCCCCGCCGTCGACGGCGAGTGAGTCTTTCAAATGCTTCGTGAGTTGTACCTTAGTAGCCTTCTTCCATCTCTCACCATTGCGCACTGCGTAGTACCGACCCGTTGATTCGCCTGAACGTAGTACGCCTACAGGTTCAAAGTATTCTCTCAGGTGTAGACCCATAACGTTTGGCGCGACGGGTCTACCCTTGCACGTCTGTCCGAATATTTCCGTCAGTTCACGAGGCGTGTACAGGTCACGCGTCAACGTCTGCGAACCAAGCTTGAGTTTCTCTTCAGGCATTTCTCGCAGCTCTGTCAACCACAATGTCAACTCTGTCTTTACGCTGTCCACCATCTCACGCTTCGCTTTCGTTGACGGCGGCGGTTCGAACGGTGAGAAACCCTCGAGGTTCAACTCATGCTTGAAGTAGTGAAAGAGAGCTCGCGCACCATCTGTGTCGAGCCATTTGAAATACGAGTCATAGAACTGTGTCGACTTTCTTCCGCCCGTAACCTCGTGAATGAAGAATCGCCTATCACGTTCTTCAACATAAAAAGCATTCGGTCTGTTCGACGTCAGGTAATAGTTGGCTCTATCAGGTAATACGTAGGTTGGGACGTACTTCATATTCACGACGAGTTCACGCTGCGTGATTATCTTCTTGAGGACGTCCGCCTTCGCACGTGAATCGTGAGACGATACATCATCGACCATGACGAATTGTTTGTTCACTGCCCAACTATTGAAATCACTCTCAAGCTCACGCTGACTGATGGCAATGTAGTTGTCTCCGTATATCTTGCTGAGCGTTACCCCGACCAGTGACTTACCGACCCCCTGCTCATGAGACCAGATACCAACAGCGCTGAGAAGCTTCGTGCCTGGATAACGAATAGGGTAGGCGCACCAGCATTCAAACCAGTGACGTGCTTCGCGTGGAACGTCTTCGAAGAGTAGGTCGATAAGCCTCTTCCATGGTTCTACTGAACCCTTTATTGGTTCCGTCGACCACCCGCCCCATCCATTTAGAGCGCCGTCGACGATAGGTCCTTTTCCTGGGTCATAGGTGAGTCGGCTGAACTGTCTGCGCGTCGGCCACTGAACCCATGTCGGAGCAACTTGCGTCTGCTTCAGCTTCGGTGTTCCGTCAGCTGTGAACTCCCTCTTCGCTGCCCAGACGTTGGCAAAGAGCGTTGTCCTAAACTCTCTGGGATTGTAGCGAGCGTGACGCTTTTGGTCGTAAACGAGACCGGGGTCAAGAATAACCGCAAACCGTGAGTTGAAGTCCCAGAGCTTATGCGTGAGTTCATCTCCGTCTGCTTCATCCAGAACCTCTCCGAATGCTTCAGGTCCTTTAGCTACGATGAAGTCGTCGATGCCTGTCTTTCCAGTGGTTCGAACAGAGGGTAGAACAGCGATACGTGGAAGTGCGCCTCTCTTCGTAAGTGCTCCGCAAAGTGAGACGATAGCTTGTGCGACATCTGCTTTTTGCGCTGCGTCATCGTCGAAGCATATGACGACATCTCTTCCCTCCCATGTAATCCGTTCTAGTTCAGGTAGAAGTGACCAGCCGTTCTTAGACGACCGCCATGACCAACAGCCACCAAGCCCGATGGTCGACCATCCGTATTTGCAAGCACACGCAGCTTTGAGTTCACCCTCTGTGATGATGATGCTCTCCTCTGTGTTCTCTACAATTTCACTCCACGGGATGATTCGTGGAAAGTAAGCAGAGACTACAGAGCCTGTGGGTTGCAGATACTTTGGTGCGGTTTCAGCAATGCTACCAAAAGCACCGACCGGTTTTTCAAGCAAACGAACGCGGTACACGTCACGTCGTTTCTTGCCGTCCGTACTATAATAGTTAAGTCGAAGCGCTGGCACTTTGAACTTCTTGAAAAGTTTCGCCGTCGCCTGAGCGCTTAGACTCTCTATGCCTAGAGCTTTCGCGTCCGCTGCTGTAAGACTACTCTCTTCTAACTTCTTCGCAACTAGCTGTCTGTATGTCGGCACGTTCCTCTCCTCAGCAAGCAACGTATCGGCGGCCTCGCTTTGCTGAGGAGCGGCCAACGCCTTCGGAGAGGGGTTAACTCGACCGCCGATACGCTGCGGATACGTTCTAAGGTCCAAAGGATTCGCAGGTAAACAGATGAAATACGTCGTGTTACAGCGTTACGGCAAGCCTCTACGGTCGGTGTAACGGTGTAACACGCTCTAAACTAGGCCAGGCTCGTCGAATTCGCGACCTGTTACAGCGTTACACCCCGAATCTCTAAAAAGAGTTCTAGGGAAGGTAATAGCTACACGTACGGTTTTCGCGAACGAGCTGTAACGGTGTAACGCCGTAACGGTGTGAAGTCTTCTCCCCACATTGAGGGTTTCATTCCTCGGTCTGTGACCTTAGGCTGTCGTCGATTACCCTCCCTGTAAAGCGAGGACGTCCTCTGAGAACAGGTATACATCAGAGGGTAGTGAGGCTGGACATGGCGACACGTAAGAAGACAGCGAAGAAGGCTACTAAGAAGACGGCGAAGCGTACGTCGAAGAACCTCATCCCCTTCCAACCTGGTACTAGCGGCAATCCAGGAGGTCGACCAAAGAAGAACCGGGAGCTTGAGAAGCTCATTCAGGATTTGCTTCAGGACCCAAAGAAGGACAACAACGAAGCGGTCGATATCTTAATAGAGATTGCGAGGACACGAGGCAAGGCGTCACGTGACCGTATCGAAGCGCTGCGCCTCCTCCTCGCATATGGTTACGGCAAACCACGTCAACGCATGGAGCTGACAGGAAATGACGGCGGGCCTTTGGAACTGGAAGTTGCCCGAGGACTCATCGCCAGCAGATTTGATAGCATCACTAAGCGCCGCGGAACGTGAGGCGTGGATTCAAAGTCTGTCTGAACGTGAGGTAAGAGCGCTTCCATATTACTGGCCGTTCTGGGCGAGGCCAGCACAGCGGACGCCGCAAGGCGATTGGTCTATCTGGCTCGTTAAGTCTGGACGTGGTTGGGGTAAGACGCGTACCGGTTCTCAGTTCATCCATGAAGAGGTCGTCGACAACGGCAAAAAGAAGATAGCCTTAGTTGGACGAACGGCTGCTGACGTACGTGACGTCATGGTTGAAGGAGAGGCTGGCATCTTAGAGACAGCTGACCCTGCGTGGAGACCTACATACGAACCAAGCAAGCGTCGACTTACGTGGCCTGGACGAACGACTCCCACAGGAGAGTGGGTCGTTGCACGTGCGACAACATACACAGCTGAGAAGCCTAGTCTCTTGCGTGGTCCGTCGCACGACACGTTCTGGGCCGACGAGCTAGCTGCGTGGAAGTATCTCTCTGCGAAGGTCGAAGACAATCCCTGGGACCAACTGATGTTCGGTCTTCGTTTAGGTCACAGGCCTCGAGGGCTCGTCTCGACAACCCCTCGACCTAAGAAGGCGATACGTGAGCTAATCAAACGCAAGGACGTTGTCGTCACCCATGGAACGACGTACGACAACCGAGACAACCTGGCGCGTGCGTTCTTCGAACATATCATCAGTAAGTATGAGGGCACGCTCGCTGGTCGCCAGGAACTAGAAGGCGAACTCCTGACAGAGTTGCCAGGAGCGTTGTGGAAGCAATCTCTCATCGACCAGCATCGAGTCATTAAAGTTCCCTGCCCTGTTGTTCGTATCGTTACAGGCGTGGACCCATCTGTGTCAGAGGACGGAGAGTGCGCCGCCGCGGGTATCGTGACAGCGTGTAAGGGAAGCAATGGGCACTTCTACGTTATGCGGGACGACACGTGTCACGGGTCTCCTAACTTCTGGGGCTCGAAGGCGTTAGGTGTGTATGAAGAGATGCACGCTGACCGTCTCGTAGCTGAGGTCAACAACGGCGGCGCTCTCGTCGAGACGGTCCTCAGAAATATCAATAGACACTTCTCATACAGAGCAGTGCGTGCAGCGCATGGAAAGATAACGAGAGCTGAACCGATATCGACGCTCTATGAGCGAGGCTTCGTGCATCACGTCGGTATCTTTCCTGAGCTTGAAGACCAGATGTGCAACTACCTTCCTGGTGATGACAGTCCTGACAACATGGACGCACTGGTCTGGTCGCTAACAGAGCTGTCAGGTCGTTCGCGGTCGACGACAGTCAAGCCGAATCTAGATGAAGGGAATCGTTCCAAGTGGACAGCCTAGTTGCAGAGCTGGTACGCCTAGAGAAGGCGAAGCGCGGAGCGATATCGTCCGCTGATAGGCGCCTCGATACAGCTGCGCGTTCAGTACAGCCGCGGCTTGAGAGATGGCTTCGTAAAGCGACGAACGCCTATGCGAAGGAAGAGCTACGACGGCTAACATCTAGGTCAGCTGTACGTAGGCTTGCTAAAGCGCAGACGCTACCAGACCTCGATAAGGAGTTGCTCGACATCCTCAATACGTTCGGACTCAGACAGGCTATCAAGTCTGGACGTGCAGCTATGCGTGGTTCAGGTAGTGAGTGGGTTATTGAACCCAAGTTCGTAGATGACTTCCTCAAGCATCGTGAGTTCAACGTCGCTTCGATATCAGGGGAGACACGGCGCAAGGTTCAGGGAGTCATTAGACGCGTGTTGCGTGAGAGCCTAACTGAACGTCCTCTCCCGTCTATCAACGAGATGTCACGACGTATCCGCGTTGAGTTGTCAGCGACCGTCCTATCTGTCGAAGCGATAGCGAACAGAGCAGAGCAGATAGCTAGGACGGAAGCAGCAACGGCTGAGAACGCGGGCATTGCTCAGGGGTTTAAGCTTGCCGGTATCGATGAGATAGAGTGGCTCGCGCATACAGACGGCAAGAGCGGCGACAGACACCACGAGAAGATGAACGGTAAACGTATCTCAGTTGAGGATGCGCACGGCGATGATACGTCTAAGTGGTTCAAGACACCTAAAGGGAACAGACTTCGATGGCCTCTTGACCCAGAGGGCGCTATTGAGGACACGGTGCGGTGTCGCTGTACGATGATTCCTGTAGTGAACAAAGGCAATAGGAAGCTCTCATCAAGTAGAGCAAAACTCAAAGGCCCTAGAAGCGGGGCAGTAGGTAGGTTCAAATGAGTGATACAGCTGTGAAGAGTCGTGACGGTGTAGAGATTGAAGAGAAGCCTATCCTCGCTGTTTGCGGAGATACGGGTCTCAAAGAAACCGGCGGCTACATCAACGAAGAGTTCCATCGCAATCTTCGCGGCGACAAAGCGTTGCGCGTATACAAGGAGATGGGACACAACGAGTCGAACGTTGCAGCAAGTAAGTTCGTCATTGAGATGCTCATTCGCAACACGCCTCGCACAGTCAAGCCTAATGATAGCGGACATCCTCTAGCGCAACAAGCAGCGGACCACGTTCGCGAGTGCCTGCACGACATGGAGTCGACGCTGCAAGAGGCGTTGTCTGAAGCAGCTACTGCTATCGATTACGGGTTCTCGTACCTCGAAGTTACGATGAAGATTCGAAAGGGTGAGAACAGAGAGCCCAGACTCAACTCTCAATATAATGATGGACGCTGGGGATGGCGTGACTGGTCTCCTCGTGCGCAAGAGTCGAGACATCGTTGGGAGTATTCGAAAGACAATCGTCTCCTCGGTATGTGGCAGACTGTCGACCGCTCGATGCCCGACATGTTCATTCCAGTTGACAGAGCGCTCCACTTCAGGTTCAGAGGGTCGAAGCAGAATCCTGAAGGCCTATCGTTCTACCGCCCCGCGTATGTCTCGTATTACTTCTGCACGAAACACCGAACGATTGAGGGCATCGTTCATGAACGCAACGGCGCAGGTCTTCCGGTCATGGAACTACCTGAGAGATTGATGAGCGCTGATGCAAACGACGATGAGCTTGCCGCGCGTGCGGTTTATGAGGCTATGGTTAAGAAGGTCCGTTTTGATGAACAAGGCGGACTCGTTATACCGACTGAGCTGAACGATGACGGCAAACCATCTGGGTACAGGTTCAGGTTGGTAGCGGCCAGCGGTCGAAGCTTGCTTGACGGCGACCCAATCATCAGGCGGTATCAGAACGAGATGCTGAAAGTCTTCATGACTCAGTTCCTCGCGTTTGGTACACAGCAGGTTGGTAGTCACGCCCTTAGTTCAGACATGACTTCGATGCTTGGGTTCGCTGTTGGTGCAGTGAACAAGAATATGGACGAGACCATCAACAGGTCTGCGATTCCAAGGTTGATGCGCCTCGAGGGGATACCGCGTGAAGCATGGCCGAAGATTGAGAGCGGCGACGTTGAGCGTTCGTCACTAACAGAGGCCGCTGGCTTCATCTCTGCACTCATAGGCGTTGGTGCGATGGAACCGGGTAAGGACATCGACGACTGGGGCCGTAAGCAGATTGGACTAGAACCTAGAGAGGATAGTCTCAACTTCGCTGAGTTCGTCAACGCTGGAAATCCTCCAGAGATTCAAACAGGTGATGAGACGTCCAGTGAGTCGACGGCAGAAGAGCCGACGATTACTGTCCCTGGACAAGAGACCGCCCCAGAAGTATCGTTGAACGGTGCTCAGATTGCTTCGCTGCTTGAAGTTCTGAACGGTGTCGCATCAGGTCAACTTCCACGCGCTAACGGTTTGGAGATTATCCAGACCGCGTTTCAACTAGACGCGAACAAAGCAGAACGTCTCATGGGAGAGATAGGTCGAACGTTCTTTGTGTCTTCAGACACAGGAGGCGACTCTCTTCCTACGATGACTGGAGGAATGCAACAACAGCAACTAAACTTCTCGCCTACCGTTGAAAAGGAAGAGGAGGAGGAAGAGATTCCTGATGAGATGTTAGACCTTACCCAAGCTGCAGAGCTTCTAGGTATGACAAGAAACAGCGTTATGAACAACCTCAAGCGAGGTCGTCTTCCTGGTAGGAAGATAGGAAACCAGGTTCGTATTCGTCGACGTGACCTTATCAAGTTCCTTGGGGGTGGATTCTAATGACTGAATGGCTGACATGCGGTAAATGCCAGAAGCGCCTAGGTCGAGGATTACTAGGTACGGTCGAGATAAAGTGCCCTCGATGCCGGTTCGTTCAGAGGTTCGTTTGTGATGTTTACAAAGACCTTTCTGATGCGTACAGTGACCGCGACCCTGTGTCTCTCAAGAGGCCTCCCGGCATGAGCCCTAAGCCGGTTGAGGTTACAGGTTCATGACAAGTATCGTTAGACAACCAGCCAGCGTCTCCTTCAAACTTGAGAAGGTAGACCACAAGGCGCGTACTGTCACAGGGTGGGCGGCTATCGTCACAGGCGACGACGGTCAACCAATCATAGACCAAGACGACCCGCCTATGCAAATCCCTGTCGCTGTCCTTAAACGTGCAGTCCAAGATGCTTTCGCACGCCAGTCAGGAACCAAAGCTGTCGGTATCAACCATGAGGTAAGCGAGCGCGGTTCAGCGGACCTCGTTGAGTCGATTGTCATTACTAAGGAGTTGCGCGAAGCGTTTGAACTTGGGACGAGTGGACGCGAAGGTTGGATTGCTACGGTCCGCGTTACGGACCCGAAGGTCTTAGACCGCGTTGAGTCCGGTGAACTTGCTGAACTAAGCTTGAAGGGAGAGGCTCGTGGTCGCTGGTCTGGAGAGGTTGGCAAACAACACCTTCTCATTTCAAGCATGGACTTAGACACAGCTGAACTTCTATCTTTGGTTGATAGAGGCGCTAGCGGTGATAAGAATAACAGGCCGCAAATTCTACTATTCAAAAGGAAAGAGGAGCAAAGAATGAAGGACGGCAAAAAGCCTGGCGTCGGTGCTTGGCTGAAGGCGTTCATTGCAAAGAAGGACGAATCAGTCCAAACGGAGAAGACAGGTATGACACCAGAGCAAATCAAGGCAGCACTCGACGAACTGGGTTTGGATGATAAGCAGATGGAAGCCATTCTGCAACTCATGCAGGCTCTTGCAGGCGCAGCTCCGGCGGCGGCCGCGCCAGCACCTGAAGTAGAGAAGCCCGTTGAACAGGTTGGAGACGCTATTTCCCCAGAGGAGGAAGAACAACAAATGCAAAAGAAGGGCAAGGACAAAGAGGTTGAGACTGACGTGGAGAAGCGCGAGCTGTTGAAGCGCGTCGAGAGGCTTGAAGAAAGCAACGTCAGTTTGGAGAAGAGGAACAAGGCGCTGGAAGATGCGGCGGAGGACGTGAAGCTTCGGAAGCGTGCGAAGGAGTTGGAGTTCCTTCCGATGGCTGAGGACGACATCGTTGAGCTTCTCAAGCGTTCGAAGGGTGACGACAAGTTCGATGAGCTTTTGGTGAAGATGTCGAAAGCTATCGAAGAGTCGCCGGCGCTCGAAGTTCTCGGGTCTGCTATTCAAGACCCTGAGAAAAGCGCCGTTGCGAAACGGGACAAGTTGGTGGCCGAAGAAATCGTCGACCTACAGAAGAAGGGTCAGAAGGCGACGTATGAGATTGCGTTTAAGAATGTGTGTAAGCGCCATCCAGAGCTTTATGACGCTGAGAAGATTGACGCTTCGCAGCGATAACAAGGAACAGACGTACTAGACAAGTACATAGGAGATTTTTCAGATGGCACAGACAAAGGGCGGAATTCCAGTCCTCAACAAATCCTCTGACGTCGCAGCTGACCTGAGTTCGAATCAGTTCTATGCTGCGAAGTTGAACGCCAGTGAACAGATTGCTTTGGGCGCCGTCCAAGGTGAGAAGGTTATTGGTATTCTTCAGAACACTCCGACGGCAAATGAACACGGTTCTGTGATGTGCCTCGGCTTGAGCAAGGTCAAGCTTGGCGGCGCTGTCACAGTCATGGACCCACTCTGTACGGATGCCAACGGCAAGTTGGTGAAGGCAGATGAGAACGATGAGTTTGTCATTGCTATCGCTCTGCAAACAGGCGTGGCGAATGACCTCATTCAAGCGTTTGTCTGCCCCATCGGTGCGATGACGCAGTTGGAAGGAACTGAAGTTCTTCTTGCTGCCGCTGACTATAGCTCAACTGGTCAGTACACAGCAATGAAGGTCAATAGCGCAGGTAAGTTTGTCAAGTGCGCGGCCGCAGGTGAACGCGCGGCTGGTATCTTGCAGAACGCTCCAGCGTCGGGCGCTAACGCCGAAGTCATCATGTATGGACGCGCAACGTTCATCGCCGGTACAGGCGGCGTGAGCGCTGGCGACCTCCTTGCATGCGAGGCTGATGGTGAGTTGGTTACCGCTACGGGTGACGCACACGTTCTTGGCTGGGCTCTTGAGGACGTCGTAGCAGGAGCTACCGGTTTGATGTGGGTTGATACCAGCGGCATCAACACCGTCGACGGCGCGCCTCTTGCGTCGGCGAAGATTTGGGTCGGTAGCGCAGGCGGCGTAGCAGCTGCTGTTACCCTCGCAGGTCTTCTAACTCTAACCAACGCTGGCGTTGCTGGACTTCCGAACTTCGCTGATGAAGCTACGTCTGGAACGCTTCCGTTGCTTTACACGGTTCTGGTCGACTCCGCCACGGCAGGTGACTTTGACGTTGTACTGGACCGGAAGGTGCGCGTCATCGATGTGTGGGCGCAACACACTGGCGGTGCTGGTGAGGCCTCTGATACCATTCAGGTAAAGAACGGGGCTAACGCCATCACTGACGCGATGGATTGGAGCGGCGCAGACAACGCGATTGTTCGTGCTGGTACCATCGACGATGCGCAAGCGGCGATTGCTGCGGCCGGGACTCTTCGAGTTACGACCGTAGATAACGACGCTGGCACTGACGTCGGTCTCGGCACTGTGTATGTTCTCGCAATTCCGGTTGCGTAACTGAAACAAATCAGAAAAGGTAAGGATTGAGAAATGAGAACTTTTGCAATTCCAGTTTCGAAGTCGCAGCCGAGTCGGAGCACACGCTTCATCAGCAAGCCGCTCCAAAATCTCACAGTTGCTACGCTTCAAGAACCCAGCGCTTTTGTCGGCACTGAAGCGGCGCCGTTCGTCAAGGTGGAACAATCGGAGGGGAAGTATTTCATTCTTCCTCCAGGTCAATACAACACCTTGTCGATGGCTCGACGTGCGCCGTCGACGGAATCAGAGGGAAGCGGTTGGACCTATTCCAATGATTCGTATAAGTGCGAGCGGTACGCTACGCACCACGATGAGGACTGGTCTGACCTGGCTGACGAAGACCCGGCGTTGAACTCTGATGCTGAGGGGGCTGAATGGCTAGCAAACCAGGGACGTATCTTCCTGGACTTCTCGTGGCAAGCTGTTTGTATGCAGCCAGCTACCTGGACAACTGATTACGACGGTGTTTCAGGTGTTCCTGGTGCTAATGAAATCAAACAGTGGAACGAGTCTGGTTCAACTCCTCAGGCTGACGTCGAAACCCTCAAAGAGGCAATCGAGGATTTGATTGGTCGTTTGCCCAACACGATGGTCGTCGGCCGTAGTGTTCACAAGCGTCTGCTCACCCACGCGATTGTTCGGGATGCTATCAAGTACACTGAGCAAACAACGATGAAGAACATCGACGTCAATGCGAAGATGGCAGCGTTCTTCGGGGTTGAGAGGTATTTGGTTGCTCGTGCGTTCCGTAACACCGCGAACGAGGGGCAGACCGCATCTCTTGGAAAGATTGTCAACTCTCTTGACATGTGGCTCGGATACGTGAATCCTTCGCCCGGTAAGCGCAAGCTTTCCGCAGCGTATACGTTCGCGTGGACCGGTCCGCAGGGTGTTGGTTCTGACGGTGTTGTTACCCGCAAGTTTGACATCGAGACCAAGACCACAACCCGTCGTGAGATTGAGACCTTCTGGGATGTAAAGGTTATCTCAGCTGACGCCGGTGCGTTTGTCGACGATTGCGTTGCTAGCTAGACCAACGTAAGCGTCTAAAGGGCGACCTGGGTATTATCTCAGGTCGCTCTTTGTCCGTAGGGAAAGGAAGGCTGGTCATGTACGTTGCAGGAACTACGTTAACGATAGACGGCAAACCTCGGCACCGAGGGATGCCTGTACCCGAGGCGTACGATTGGGAACCGTACGTACGAGATGCCATGGTCCGAGTAGGAGACCTTCTCATCATGGATGAGGCGTCTGCGAAAGAACTCATGAACGATGAAATTCGCAAAACTGAGAACGACAGAAAGCGTCTCAAGCTCAAGAAGAAGGGTCAGATTTTGAATGAGCTTTCAACGCTTGAAGCCCGTGAGGAAAGAAACGAAAGCGAGGCGAAGAAACTCAAAGAAGATATCAAGGAGCTAAAGGCTCGGCTGGCAAAGTTTGAAGAGGAAGGAGTATCTGACGATACTCCTGGGACGTCGCTCAGTACACCAGCCGCTGAGTCGACGTCCCGACCTAAGAAGAAGGCACGCTCCTCCCGTCGTAGAACAAAAGCGTCGTAGGGGTTTAGGATGACTTGGACGTTTGACGAAGAAGACATCTCGACGAATCTTGCCAAAGTTCGTGTGACGATTGGTGACACTGACAGTGACGAAGAGCTTTTGTCTGATGAGATAATCAACTTTCGTCTGACTCAAGCGTCTGACAATGTCAAAGTTGCTGCTATCGCCTGCGTCCGAGATATCCTAGCGAAGCTTTCAAGAAAGACAGACAGAACTGGTACAGGTTTCTCCGCGTCAAGGTCGCAGAAGTTCGAGCAATACAGCGCCCTACTAAAAGAGCTAACTGGTGACGCTACGCTTGTTGCGACTGCGACCTTGACCGGAGGAAGTATCTCTGAGCGTGAGAATCTCAGAGACGATGATGATGATTACGAGTATCCAGCTTTCTATCGTGGTTTGCACGATAACGAGAGCGGTGGAACACAAAACACGGGTGACTGATGACTGAACTTAGCGTCAAGCAGCAGGGCAGACCTGAGAAGTGGGCTTCAGAGGTTGGCAAAAACCTTCGAAAAGCCATCGACTCAAAGATGCTCACTATGGCAGAGCTTGCTGCTGGTGCTATCCGTGTTCAAATTTTCCAAGACTTTCCAACTGGTCGAGGGGGTTTAGCTCGTTCGTACACCGCCAGGCTTCTCACACGTAAGGATGGAAACGTTCGTTCGGGTGCTTTGTCTGATTCAGTGTACGCAGATATCCAGGACCGCGGTGGTTCTATCTACCCTAAGACCGCAAAAGCGCTCGCCGTTCCATGGAGTCCACTGGCCAAGTCTCTTAGCGCTAGAGGTGTTGGACCGCGCGATTTTCCAAAAGACCTTCAGCTTGTTTGGCCCAAAGGAAGTCCTAAGGGTTATCTTATAACTAGCTCGGCTGGTAGGTGGGAAGGACACTACATCTTAACGAAACGCGTTAGGCTCTCAGGAACGAAGTACCTTACCAAAGCTCGTGTTAACGTCGCCCCCGTTTTGGCTTCTGTGATGGTTACTGAAATTTCAAAAGGTGTTGAGAAGGCAAAACCATGACGACACGCGTTGGCAGCGCTGGAAGTGCTATCACAGCACAAGTTCAGTACTACAAGAATGGTGTTCTTGCAGACCCTGCGAGCGTTGAAAACGTATCTATATATGACGCCGCGTCTGGCGGAACTCTAGTCGCGTCTGGTTTGGTACCTACTAAAATTGCAACAGGTACATATCAGATTACGTGGACTCCAGACTCTTCTCAATCTGAGGGTACGTACTACGACGAATGGACGGCGACGAACGTCCTAGGCGGCAGCTCTCAAACAATCCGATATGAAATCACAGTCATCGGCGCAGGCACCCCTGCCAGAACACGTATTCTCCTAGACCTCAAGAGTCGTTTCGAGGCTATTACGATTGCCAATGGATACAAGACAGACGTCACGAAGGTCGAACCTGTCCTCCGTTCCCGCGATGACGTCAAGCTAGGAGAACGCCCATATATAGGGTTCGGTTTTGATAAGACGATATATGAGCATCATATGGGCAACGTTCTAAAGGCAACTGTGCCCTGGACTGTTGTGGGATACGTTAGTGATAGGTCTTGGACCGCAGCCTCTGCTGCTATCAACAAACTCCTTGACGATATCATTGCCAAAATTTTTCAAGATGAGACGTTTGGTGGACTCGCTATCCAGACTGTCATCGTTGATGACCTAACTGATGAAGCTGACCCAGATAGGTTCACAGGTAACTGTGAAGCTGACGGTTCAGCACTCGTTATCAATTTGCGGACTACCTTCTACAGAAACACGACGTCAACATAGGAGCTAATCATGATGCGTCTCCGATACATCGGAAAGAAACCAAAGAAGTTTGGAGGACAGACCCTGAAGTGGGGTGATATCGTCGACGACCTAAAGTCATTAGAGCGTTTGAAGGTTGGAGATGACTTTGAGGAGGCGCTACGTCTCAAATACACTGGACGCGATAAAGGTCGATATGTCAATGGTCGACTTCTGTCAACCGGTGAAATCATAGACGATAGGCAGGAGGTCATGGACCTCGCGGGTTTCGCTGACTTTGAAGTTTACGTTGAGTCCAAGGAGTAAGTAGATGGGTCTTCAACCAAATCAAAATCACGTCAAGGGAACTGATAGAAAGTTCTTCTTGGTGAAAGAGACGACGCCAGGGACATTCGTCAAGGCGGCTACAGGTCACAGTGCTAACTGTGAGGAGTTTAACATTGACCCGAGTATCGAGCGCAAGGATAGAACGGACTCATATATGGCGTCACGCGATGTCCTTGAACGTATCACTGGGAAAAGTTCCTATAGTTGGAACTATAAAGGAATGTGGGTTCCTAGTGGTACTAAGAACGTAGCGCCGGACTTGGGTGACCTTCTCCTCGCTGCGCTCGGTACTGAAACCGTCAACGCGAATGACGTCACATATGCGACTAATTCATCGCAGCAGTTGACAACGCTTAGTATGACTCAGCACTTCATTGAGTCTTTTCAAGAGTCTCTTGCCGGAGGTCTTGTAGAGGAACTCAAGATGGTATTTGCTGGGGGAGAGGAGCCAAGAATTGAGGCTTCCGGCATTGCGATGACGTACGCTGCAACAGGATACTCGACGCTGAATATGCCTGGCGGATTGACGACACCTTGGACAACGATGGTTGTTCAGACTGTTGACAAAAACGGATTCGCTACAAATGCCAGCGCCGTCGGTGGCGCTGGAGCTGGTGCGCGGTCAATCATCCAGATAAATGATGGCAGCTCTCCGGCGACTAACGTTGAAGTTACTGTGGACAGTTCTGCGCCGTCGTTTACGATTACGTCCGCGACGAACGACCATGATGACGCAGCCGCTGTAACTCCGTGGGTTCCAACTCATACCGTCGCGAGCGCTTCGCCTGTCAGCGGTATCAACGGAACGTTTACTCACGCGGCGTTCTCAGCAGTTCTTACAGGGTTTGAATTCACGCTGAAGAACAACATCAAGGCCTTCAATGATGAGGCGTTCACGCAGCATCTTAGGGATGGAATACCGAACATGCGTGAGATTACCGGAAATTTGAATTTCAGGATTCGACGCGACCATCTGATTCATATTCTCAACCGTAAAGACTTCGCCACAGTCGCGATTGCTTGCGCCGTTGGTGGAGCTGCTCAAAGCGGTACACGGTTGGAGATTGATATGCCTCAGGTTGAGGTAGGTTGGTCTGCTGTTCAAGTTCCTCAGGTCGAAGAGGCTACTATCTCACTTCCATTCAAAGCGTTGGGTGCTAGTGGCAATGATGCCATTACGTTGAAGCATACGTAGGAAAGGACGGCTGGTAAGATGGCAAGAAGATTTAACAAGATTTCAGAGTGGGAGGTCTACGTTCCAGACGTAGGCAATGAACGCTCTGTATTTGCTCATACCCCGGAGGACGCCTTTACGGTAGAGGTTCGATGGTTGACGGCGAGGAAGGCGCGAGAGTTCGAACGTCTTGAAAGCCCAGCTAACGATGCGCAAACTGTCTCTGAGGCTTTGCAGGAAGCTGCCCGACAATTGTTCATTCAAAACGTTCGTGGTGTTAAGAACTACGCGCCGAATGGTATTGAATTGACGACAGGCGAGGAGGTCTGGGAACACGGTGAGCCAGATGTCATCAACGATATCGCGGCGGCTGTAAGGAATCGTGCGTATCTCGATGCTGGTTTGGGAAAAGTCTTGGGCTCGCGGTCGTCATCCTCTCAAACGCTCCAGCCAGGGTGCGTGAATGGAGATGTAGTAGGTGCGACCCGAGCCGAAGACCAGACGACCCAGGCAACGACAATTCAATCCCAGACGGAAGATTGCCGGACGCCGAGAAAAGGCGTTCACGCAATTGCGACGGGGGAGGAGCTGAGGTTGGGTGGGAATGGGCTCCAGGTTTAGACCGTTGCCCTAGAAGCATTATCAGTGACAGAGATGTCATGGACCTCGTACGCATTTGGAAGGATTGGAGGTTGTTCGGTGTATTTCCAGAACCTGGTGATGCGCTAGACCAGATAATGGGAATCTATCAGGCAGTTTCAGTTTGTGAGGTGGCTCTAAGGGAATTATCGTAGGGGTCAAAAGTGGCTGACAACAGAGAGATAGGTCTTATCATCGCGGCGAAGGACCGCGCAAGCGCAATCATCAAGAAACTTGGTGATAATGCTAAGGCTTCCTTTGGCGGGATATCTGTCTCTTCTAAGAGTGCTGGAGATAGCGTTGCTAAACTCCCAGACGCTCTTGGTAAGGCATCGACATCGATGCTCTTATTCCAAAACGCCACCTCTCAAATGTCTGGTAGATTGGCAGACGCAGCCAATAAGATAACCGCGGTTGCTGGACTTGCTGCTACAGGAGGTCCTTTAGGCATAGCGCTCGCTTCAGCAACCGGGTTACTTATTGCTGGGTCCGCTGCGTGGGACGCGTACAAAGCTGATACGAAAGCGGCAGAGGACGCGCAACGTAGCATCGAGGGAGTGCTTATCGGTACGAGACTTCGACTTAGCGAACAAAAGGATGCGGTGCGTTCGTTATCTGATGAGCTTCGACTCTTCGGCCTTTCTGCGAGGCAGCAGCAAATCAAACTTCTTGAAGAGCAGATTGAATCTTCCAACATAAACATCCAAGCGCTCGAAAGAGAAACGGACGCTATAGTCCGCAAGAATGCGGAAGATGAAAATTCAATCGTCATCCAAGAAGATTTGTCGGACCGTGAGCAGAGAACCATCGAGGCTAACGATAGAGCTATCGATGTAGCAAACAAAGCCAACGATGTCCGTCGACAAAAGCTTGACCTTTTGAAGCAACTTCAAACAGCTGAAGAGAATGAGAAGCTTCGATTGGAGCGAAAGAGCAAGCTGACGGCAGACGTGGCAAAGATGGAAAGAGAGGCGGAACGAAAGAAACGTGAAGCTGAAAGGCAAAGAGAAGAAGTTCTTAGAGCTCGCGCGCAAAGAGAACGCGAAGTTCAACAGCAGATTCTCGCCCTTCGTGAGGAGCAAGCCAGGAAGGAGCTTGAGATTAGAACGAAAGCAACTAATGAACAGATTGCGCTTTCAGAGGCTGCGCAACAACGTACTGTTGAGCTGATAACGAGTGGGGTCAATATCACAGGGGCCGCTTTTTCTGCGCTCATAGATGGAACTACGGATGCGAAGACCGCCGTGAAGCAGTTCGCCCAACAAAGTATTCAGGCCGTTGTTCAATTTGCCACTAAATCGATTTTAGCGAACGCTGCTGTTGCGGGTTCTGGAGCTGCAGCATCGCAAGCTGCGATTCCAGTTGTAGGTCCATTGCTCGCAACAGTTGCGTCCACAGCTATTTACACACTTTCAAAAGCGTTCCTCAATAAGTTCGAACGCGGCGGGGTAGTTCGCGGAGGTACTCCTGGACAGGACTCTGTTCTAGGTCTTCTGAAGCCAAACGAGAGGGTTCTGACGGTCGAAGAGAACAGAGACATAGAACGTTTCGCACGCTCTGTTCTTCGAACTAGGCCGAGTCAAACAGGCGGGGGCGCGGTAGGTCCTGCTGCGCCTGGATTCGCGTCAGGCGGCGTTGTACAGAGTCCTACGCCTGTTGCTGCAGCAGGCTCCGTCGGCGGCTTTACCTTCGCCCCAAGCATAGGGTTCGCGAACATACCAGATGCTACGGCGCGAAAGCAATTCTTGCTTGATATGGCAGATGATTTTGAGGAGCTTATCAACGACAGGCTCATTGGTCGTAACTTAGTGAGGGCAGGGTAATGGCAATCGGCTCAGGCGTTTCTATTGGCGCAACTGATATTGCGCTCCGCGCTGATGATAGACCTATCTTCATGGGTCGTAACTGGTTGCGCGAATCAACCTCTGTAACCCCACAATGGCGGTCTGGTGGTTCGTGGGCTAGCGGTTCTGATGAAACAGATAGTAATGGACCGACGTCATATCTGTTTGATGAGTTCGACCATCATCAAAGCTACCCGGACTCTAATCTTACAACGTGGTATTTGATTTTCGACCTTGGCGCTGACGTCGGTGTTATCGACTCAGTTGCTATCTTAAATCATAACTTCGGTTCTTCTTGCGCGCAGATAGCTTTAGAGCTTGCCGATGATAACGCCTTTGGCGTAAACCTAAAAATTTGTGAAGCTCAAACCCCAACCGATAATAAACGCCTGGTTTTCTTAGACCTAGACGATACAGCCGGTGGTGGACAGCTACGTTATAGCAACGTTAGATACCTACGCCTCAAGCTCGACCCTTGCACAGCTGTACCAAAGATAGGCGAAGTAATTTTTTCAAGGCGTCGACAGTTGAAGAACAAATCAGTTCTATCATTTGACCCGTACAACCTACGGTCGAAGGTCGAACCGTTCAAAACAGATTCAGGCGTCAGCGTCCGGTACGTTAGAAACAAAGGACAACGTGTCCTGACGGCAAACTTCAACCCATCTCAGGACGCGTATATCGGAGACATCGAAACGCTCTTTGACACAGATACAGATTTTGGAACCAATCCATTTTTGTACATCGAGAATCCTGGCACGTCTCCATCAGACGCGCTTTGGATGGAGTTCGACAATCCGGAATTAATAGGTCCTTTGTCTGGGTGGACTGAACGTAACTTCTCGCTTAGGGCAACAGAACTTGGTCCTAACTTCTTAGCACTGGGTGCATAATGTCTCGAAGCCTCAATGCTAACTGGGTTTCCGCGATGACGCGAGGAACCGTTGAGGTTCGTCATCTAGTGACGATTCATGTTGATGGGTCTACGTCATATAGCTTTACTGATGCGAAGTGTTCACAGATGACGTACCCCGAAAGCGTCGCCCGTATAACTCCCATCACTAGAGGTCTTGATGTTTTCACGCGACGTGCGCAGGTAGGCTCAGTTGTGGTTGAGCTTGCGCTTGATACGCTAGTCCGTAATATCGTTATTAATCATCGTCTTCAGGGAAAAAAAGTTGTCATTTCTATAGGGTCTAGCTCTCTGGCTGAGGGCGACTTCGAGACCCTTATGCCTACTGGTATCATTGCGGGGGTACGGACTGAGGTAGGTCGTCTTATCCTAACAATCAAGGACCCTCTTTACATCCTCGAAAAAACAAAAATCACAGGATACTGGGTTGGGCAACATCCTCTTGACGCCATTGAAGACATACTTGCGAACAAGGTAGGCCTTGATTCGTCTATGTATCAAGCGTCAGACTTCACCCCATCGACGTATACAGCTATCAGTCATTACACGATTGCCCGTCTTGGCGTTGCTCATTTCTATGACGACCTTGGAATGAACGAACCTGAAAACGCGTTGGACGTTATCAACCAACTCGCGGAACTTGTCAACGGTATGTTGTACGTTGATGAAAACGGCAAGATTCGGTTCAAGATATTCGACGCAACTGCAGCTACAGCAGCTGATTGGACAACAGACGAGATTGGTCCAGTTACCGTTGTTGACCTCAACAGTAATTTCGTCAATCGTATAGAAGTTGCAACGAGTGACTCAGCTGAAGGTCGTTCGTCTGCCACACTTCAACGTAACGACACGACAAGTCAAACTAACTACGCGTGGCCTGGAACGTCTGAACGAATCATTGAACGAAAGTTCAAAAACCCGTGGCTTCAGGGGTATACGTACATCCTCAGCGATTGGACCAACGTCAGTCCAGCTGGAGAGACGTCAGGCGGGGCAGCTGACGGTGACACCGTTAGTATTCGCGGAGGTTTCTTCAAAGGTTTATGCGGTACGCGTTGGACTCCGAATACATACCCAACCGGAGCGCAAGAGGCTGAGGCGAAGCTCACGTCATCTCGTACGATGTATCTCCTCATCGATGATGAGATTGTCGAGATAGACCAGCTCAACGTTAGTACCACGCCGGACAGACGCTCTATCTATGACCCTGAAGCTGACCAGTATGATACTGGTGTAAAGACCCCTAACGCCGCAACGATACGTATCAAGAAGCGTGGTGCGTTAGGTACCACCCCAGCCGCGCATACAGGCGACGCCCCATTTGGTAGAGCGGTCGACCTAACGATTGCGTTCGACATGGCGAACGAGCGTCTGAACCGCTTCGCCGACGGAGGCGCACCTCTTATAAAAGTCCCGACCAGTTTTGCAGAGTTCAACAAAGAGCCGGGCGACCTTGTCTCATTGACAACGAACGGTTACGCAGACTTTGGCGCAGATGGGTTAACGTCCGCCCGCAAGTTCGAGATTGTCGGAAAATCAACAGAGTGGTGGTCATCTCCCCCGCGACTCGTTTGGACGCTGGCTGAAGCTACGACTACCGCAAATACACGCGACACTGGAAAGATAAAGACCGGTCAAGCAGTAGCTCAATTCTTTGACGCGCCGATACCTCAGGGCAATGTAGGTGAGAGTCACGTCATCAGTGGTATGGCTGTTGCGATTGCAACTGGGTTCGATGTTACTGTTTCAACAGGTGACGCGGGTAATATCATCGGTCAGCGTAGTTTGCCAGAACAGCTGACTGTGACGGTCAACGCAAGCGTGGACACCTACGTTTATTTTGATTTGGAGATGGGCGGGATTTCTGTCATCGAAACGGCGCTAGGTGCTGGGGTTCCGACGACATCTTTGAGCAATGAGATTATCCTTGCTAAGGTTGTGTCAGACGGGTCTGGAGTTACGAGTGTGACTGAACTCAAACCGACTAAGGCTCTTGATGGCCATAGGCTTGTCGCTGAAACGGTGCAATATGAACAGATGGGTACGCACTTTTCTGGTGGTTTCGAACTTAGTCCTAACGGCCATCTCGCCATTCCTAAGTAGTTGCGGCGGTTGGGAACAGGAGGAACTAACTATGTCTTCAGAGCGTTCAGGTTGGGATGTCGTCAGTCCTACAGCATGGGATACAGACGTTTCATTCGATACGACGCAGGAGAGAAGCGGTGATGGTTCGTTCCTACTTGCCGTGGACAACGTTACGAAGAGTCACGACATCGAACTTATAACCAGCAAATATATACCTATCCACGGTGGGAGAACGATGGTGGCGAAGTTCTCCCTCCGAACAAGTACCATTGCTGGACATGAAACCTGTGCTATGCAGGTTTTGGAATACAACAGCGCATTGTCTTTGACTGCTACGCGTACTGTATTTTCAGGTCGTCCGGCTGCCGCCACAACCTGGGAGACGCATCACGAATATTTGACATTTAACGATGGGGCTAGGTTCGCAAAGATTTACGTGTATGGAAATAGCGGAGCTGGAGCGGCGTTCAATATGTGGGTCGACGCTGCGTTGTTAACCCCTGGACCTACTGGTTCAGTGGTTTATTCAGATACGTTGCAAGCTCTCACTGGCGGTACATGGGCGATGTTGACCTTTGAGCAACGCATCCTAGACTTCGGCAATGGGAATACTAACTTCCTCCTACCGCTTGGCACTGATACGTACACAGCGCCCTATGCTCAATGGGTACTAGCGACCGCCGGCATGGGTATTGAAAACGCTGACGATGACCAGGTGGTGGGTATCGGCTTCTTTAAGAATCACGTTGCCGGTGTATGGAATCCGACGCATGGTAAACACGCTGTCCGTCTCGGTACGACTGGAGGTGCTCCAGGCACCACAGGGGACCTGTCAATAACAACTAGCGCTCCAATTCTTTTGGCTAAAGGTGACACGCTGAACGCTGTTGGTTATTCGTCTGTTAATAAGAACACAGACCCGGGTTTAGACAATACGTGGTTCGGTGTTCAAGAGGTAGGAATTACCCCACCATAGGAGTCTATTGATATGAAGAAGCTACTCTCAATTATCGTTCTTTCATTGGCGTTGGCTGCACCCGCACACGCACAGAAGGAGGCCGGTCTACACTCTACGTATCAGCTTGGTACGCTTCTCAACGCTGTGTCGTTGAACGCGGTTGCAGGTTCTCGAACCTTCACCGTTAGTAGCAATCTTCTGAAAGGGTACAACAAAGCGTTCTTCCATGTAGCGTTCACGCACGCTAACAACGGTACCTTAACGCTTACTTGTACTGGTGGACCAACAGCGGCAGATAACGCCTACGCCCCCACTACCTGTACCGTATCGACCGGAACTTGCACCCTGAACTTTGCTGGTGTCTTCGTCACTCCATCGCTTACGACGGATAAGAGCTACACGATTGAAATGGGGGTGGGTGGAGTAAAGAATCTTTCTTGCGTCATGGCTCACGGTGGTAGCCCTGCTGCTGGTGACGTTGTAACTATCAAGGGCGAACTAGAGGCCAACTAATGAAAGAACAACGTAAACCGTTTACGCGTGCCGAATGGCTGATGCTGTTGGGCATTGCCTTCTTCCTTTGTGTTACCGGGTACTCCGCACTAGCGCAGGTGTACCCGACACAAGAGTTCTTCTCTTCTGGTGGTGGCACAATCGTTGGACCTACCACTACAACGTCGACGTTCACTGCTTCTGCAGCAGGCTCAATCTGGACTGATGTTCTTGGGTCTACGAGCGGCGCAGATATAGAGATGTGGGACGACATCGATATGCTAGACAACCGCATAACGTCATCGTCTCAACAGCTCCAGGTGGGTAGTTCTGGTGCTTGCTACACAAATGTTAGTGCCACAGATGAAGTTTGTATTAGCGCGAGTGGTGACGCTGGTCTTACAGCAACCAACTTCTGGGTAGCTGTTGATAACTACGTCCTCCGTCAAGCCGCTGGTCGTTCCATGATATGGACGCGTTCAGGTTCTTGGACACAGCCTATAGGTAAGATTTCAGCGCGTGACGACGTCGGTTGGTTATTCACAGTCGACCCAAACGACAATCGAGGCCAGAACTATATCTTGTTCGCACCTCTTGGAACTGAAGAAGATACTACATTCGGAACCGGTACACCTGCACCGACTCTGACAATTCGACTTTGTTCGAACGACCCAGATTCATCCCCCACAGATTGTATAGATTTCACCCACGACCAGACAGACGGGGTAATCACACCGCTCGAAGGTGGGATGCACATCAACGGGACTTACGTTAGGTTGGCCGACCAAGTCAAGGGAAGTCTACCAGACAACGTTGCTACGACTTTTGCGACAATGGCTGTAGCTTCTGGTAGCCACGTATCCGGCATCATTCAGTATGCAATATACGCTTCAGACGCGGGCGGGGACCTGCAGGTTGAAGCTAATACGGTTCCGTTTGTCGCGGCGAATAAGGCGGGGACCATTACCTGCGATATCGGAACTACACCTGCAAGCTTCAACGCCCAAGTGGTTACGGCCGGCACACTTAGTGTTGACTTTACCTGCGCCGACGCCGGAAGCAACGTTTTGAATCTGAAGATTACATCGGACACAAGTCTAACCACTACTACGCACGAAATTCATTACACTCTGTTCTTGAACGAAACCGCTGTTGTGACACCACAGTAAGGAGTTTTTGATATGAAGGCTATTAAATGGTTCTCTGTCGCGCTTGGTATCTCGTTTGGTTCGACGCTAGCTGCTATCGCCGGAGCTGCGCCAGGCGATTACGTCTACGAGACTGGCGGTAACAGGGTGTCTATCACCGGAGCGCAAGCGGCTTCGATTGCTGATGCGTTCATTGCCGCTAACGTTTGGGCCGGTAACCGTGCCGATATCGTCCGCGTCTGTGCATGGCG